AACTGCTGTCCGCCGTCTTCTCTAATCGAGATACGGATCCTAAGCAAAATGTGGTGTTTCACACATTCCGATTATTTTTTACCTGAAGTTACTAATCTTGTTAATTAGTAGGTTCTTGTTTAGAATTTGAAGATGTTGGAACGAGGCAATCCTATCGGGATTGGCGGACCAGTATAAGCATGAGTCTTAGCTCCTTTAAGCGAGACAGCTACGAGAATATTACTGACTTTGTCAGGAAGTACCGTAAGCTGATTCAGCCCATGGAATAAGATGCTCCTTATATAGGGACGCCTCTCAACGAGGATCAACCTCTCTTTACAGTGCCTATCACGGCGCGCTGCGGCCCGGTATCGTGGACGAAAGTCCCTCACCGGAAACCGAAGTTTAAAGAACTGCTGAAAGTGCGACACCCAATCTCCTATGGAAACGTGGGATGACGGATCTACCTCCTGGGCATAGTCGAACATATCTAAGTACGTTGACTTGTTAATCGATAACGATAACTGTGACTAACTTTGTTGGTTAGCAACGAGTATATGATATCTGAAACTCCAGATGAAATGATTATAATATGAAAAGATTTTCTATATTCTCTCATTTCGGTAGACTTAGTCTGCATTTAAGCAACTTTAATGCGCTCTTTGCTGTAAAAAGCAAAGGCAGCGGGGTAACAATCCTAAAAAGTTTGTTAATCCTCGCCGCTGTCCGGATTACGCCATATCGACTACGTTCTAGTTACCTCTTCTTTCGAGCTTTATGCTTGATATATAAACATCAAGGTCCCGAGGGCTTAATCAAGTTCCTGAAGACATGTTCGGTTTGTATGCAGCAATACCTCGGAAAGAATATTCTTTCCGACATTGGGGATATTTCTAAAAATAGAATATCCAGAACACGTACTGGTTTACCCAGAGTGATTCCTGCTGCATTCAGAACAGATATTCGAAGTGGGGACGTGCAAATCATTAAATTCGTCTTGTCCGTGTTTAATTTCTACCGAAATTTAACAATGGAGGGTACTCCTAAATTGAGTACCATCACCGCTCCGAACTCAGGAGACATGAAAGTTATGCCTCTGTTGGTATACTATATCCCGTTGTTCATTAACGCTTTCGTGAGAGAGCGCGGATTTTCAGCAACTAAATGCCAAGAAATCATGAACAAAAATGGGAATATATTCCCTATCTATAAGTCCTCACCGGGAATGATTAAAGAATCGTTGCCGGTTGGGGGGATGTCGAACTTCAGTTCGCATCCGGTAAACCTTATTTCTCAGCTCCGTGCGCTTCATGCGGCGGGATTTGCGTCCCACATAGAGTTATTGAATAAGGCCTGGAGTAATGTTAATCTCCAGTACCACATGGATAGCCTCAAACCCTGGCTTACAGGCCCGGTGAGAGGGACATTGGGAAAACTCTCAGTTAAGGAGGAAGCAGCTGGTAAAGTGCGATTATTCGCCTTAGTGGATTCATGGACCCAATGGTCCCTGAACCCTTTACACAAACTCATATTTGAGTTTCTATCGGATGTTCCAATGGATGGGACATTCGATCAGCTTAAACCTTTATCTAGATTGCAG